TATGCGGCAGGTGCAGCGCAAATTGCGCAGGCGTGATTGCGTGGGTCATATGGCCCCGCCGTTTGGGTCATGTGGCCCCTCGTAATCGCTTGCCCGCTCAAGGCGCTTGCGAGTACCTGGTGGTATCCAGTTGAAAGCCGTTGCCCCGGTGCGGTCATTCTTGCGCCATACCAGCCAGCAATAAGCCGTGGCCGTGCTGCCCTTTGCGGATAGCTTGCCCTTGTGCATCACGACACGCTCGGAGAATTGCAGAATGCTAGTGGGGGCTGCGTCTTTGAATAATTCCCGGTAACGCTCGCCGCCCTCAAGAAACGCGGTGCGAACAATCATTGCAACGCCGTGGCGGCTGGTGTTGCGCGCCTGGGTGATAAACTGTTGCGCCAATCGAAAGGGTGGATTCGTTATCGTCCAGCCGACAACGCCGACCGGATCTGCACCAAACAGATAATCCTGCACCGCAAATCCTGCGCCGTAATCGTGAATGTCAGACGCCCAAACCTCGCCAAAGTATTCATCCAGCGGTTTGACCATATGACCCCGGTTGGCGGCTGGCTCGCGGCAACTCATGCTTGGCAGGTCATAACCGCAAGCGGCAATCCATTCGCACAGCGCCCGCGTTGCCCAAGGAGGTGTTGGAAAATCCCCAAGACTATCGTGAGGCTCGTTATCTTGCTGCATTACCGCCGATGATTTATTTTGGCTCATGCTTGTGGCCCCGCTGTATTTGCTGCGAACACTGCGCGCGCAAAACCCATGGGCGTGGCGCTGCGAAAGTTTGCGCGGCCTGCACCGGGCGGCGCTTTGTGGATACGGTCATCAGGCGGGCCAAGGTCGGCTTTGTTTGGCGCGGGCATGGTGAAGCCGCTGCCAGTCCAGAGCATGGTTTTTTTGGTGTAATTGTCGCTAGTGTCAAATTGGGTGAAGTGGTGCGGATGAAAGCTGTAATCCGGCTTGCGCCATAGCGTGCTAATCTGCGAAACCGGATTTTCGATAAACCACGGCGCGTTATTTACCAGCGCGATATGTTCGCACTGATAAACCACGTCCATCGCCTTGCGCTGGAAGTCAGGGTCAGCCGCCCGCTTTGCCTCAAACCAGCGCGCCCCAGACACGGCAAGGTCAGTGCATGGGGGGAAAGCTGCGGTGAATGCCACCCGGCCCCGTAGCAGGCGCAGGAAGTTGCGTGTCACGTCATGGGCAAGCACATGCCCGATGCGGATGGTCTGCCCGTCTATGGTAACGCCTGGCGGGTGCTGCGGGTCAATCAATACCGCGCGATAACCAGCCTCAAGCCAAGGCGCTGCGAAGTTGCCCGTCAGGTCACAAAGGCAAAGCACCGTGTCGCGTGAAGTAAAAGCCCCAGCGGCTGGCCTGTTTACCGCTGGGGAGTTGCCCGCAACCGCAGCGCGTGGGAGTTGCGCGCCGGGGATGGTTGGGGGATGGGGATTCATAGCAGCACCGCAACATGGCATTGCATGTCGTCATCGTGCCAGATTGTGCCGCCCTCTAAGATAACTACACTGTCATGCTCAAGGCTTCTGAAGTAAGACGATGCTACGGGCACGGTTTTTTCCCAAGTGCATTGGCCGGGGGATTTTTTTGATATGCGGCCTGTCGCGGTGCGGTTCGGCCACGAGGCGAATTTGCAATCGAGGCACTTCATGGCAGTACCCGCAACGCCGCTTCACCCGCAGGCGTCAGGGTAAACAGGCCAGCAATAAGCGGCCCCGCTGTGTCCTGCCGGATAAAGCCGCAGCGCTTGGCGTGGGATATGGCCCCGATACTAAAGCGCTGGCCAAGCTTATGCCAATCGCCGTCTGATACCGTTAGCAGGATTTGGCGCTGGATGTCGGTCATGTGTACCTCTTGAAAAGCAGGCGCAGCACATAGGCGCGCGTGAAACTGGCCGCGAAAAATACAGCGCTGATTGTGGCGCTCTGGACGGGGCTAAAGCCTAGCCACAACAGCGTCAGGGCGTAGGACACGCAAAGGCCAAGCACGGTGTTGCATAGGGCTTCCAGGGCGCTCATGCGGCCACCTCGGCGAACATATCCGCCCCATGCGCCTCAGCCTCTTGCAGGTTCAGGTTTGCTTGTTCTGCGTATTCGCGCTTTAGCTCAAATCCGATGTATTTCCGGCGCGCACGCAGCGCCTCATATCCGGTCGATCCAATGCCATTGAATGGGTCCATAACAACGTCACCAGGGCGCGTGTAAAGCCGCAGGCATCGCTTGATTGTGTCAAGCTGCAATGGGCATACATGCTTCTCATCATTGGCCCCCTTGGCTTTGCGGAATGACTTTAATACGTTGCCTTGCTTGATGTTCATCCATACCGGGGACGCAAGATCCTGCCATTCATCAATCGTAAATTCATCTTCTTTCATCAATTCGGCCAAGACTTCATCGGGCGGGGTGCCAGCGCAAAGCCCTTCGCGGGTCAATTCCTCGATCCACTCGCGCACAATCTTTAACGGGGTGCCGTTTTTCCACCCTCGATCAGTTTGGCTGGTGTGTTCAATCGGGCGATCGTTCACCGCGTCCTTGCGGAAAAACAGCATATAGTCAGGCATGCCCACGCGGTTCATCGCGCTATCTTTGCAGATTGTTTTGTGCAGCAAGCCCAGCGCCTTTGTCCGCTGCATCTCCACAACAGGGTCTTTCCAGATCGTCGCGCGGCCATGATAAATCAGGCCCGCAGCCGTATGGGATCGGATTAGATCGCCCGAAAAGTCTTGCAGGCCGATTGCACCATCGCGCCCCTTGCGCATCGGCAAGTCAGTGCAATGCACGCAAGCAATGCGGCCTGGGCGCATAACGCGGGTCAATGCTTCGGCAAAAAACCGATATTGATTGGTGAATGCTTCACCCGATCCAGCGTTGCCTAGATCGCGTTCACTGTCCGAATACACAAACAAATCACCAAAAGGCGGGGAGAATATTGCGCAATCCACGCTGCCCTCTGGCATGGCGTGCATGCCCTCGATGCAATCGCTGTTGTGTAGCGCCCATCCATTGCCTTGATATTCCGGTTGCTTCATGTCATTGATCCCTTGTTACAAGCCAATTTGGAAACGCCAAATCAAGCGGGCGGTCATATCTCACCCTGACGTCCGTTTGATTTTGCGCCCGATTCATCGCCTCACTCATGCGGCGTTTCATTTCCTCGTGCTTTGCAGCTTTGCCGTGGATCGCCTGCCAAATCGCAGCCTCGGTATCGGCAATCACAATGTCATTGCGCACCCGTTCCACCTGCCCGAACCGATGCGACCGTCTAACAGCCTGATAGTGCTGCTCGTATGAAAAGCTGATGCTTGCAAAAACCGCATGGGCGCAGTGCTGCCAGTTGACGCCGAACCCGGCTAATTTGGGCTTTGTGACAATCGCGCGAAACTCACCATCAACAAATCCAAGCAAGCGGCGCTCTTTTTCTTCCGGCGTCATATCGCCCCGCACTTCCATCGCGCCGGGGATCATCTTTGCAAGCAATGCGCTTTCGTCGTTAGTCTCGCACCAGACCGTCACAGGCTTATCGTGCGTTGCCAGATCAGCCGCCAACTCGCACCGATGATTTAGGGTCAAACGCTTTTCTGCGTGAAACGATGTTGCGCTCAATTCGGGGATGCGAAACAAATTGCCTTGAGTGTCTTGCGACCTGTCAGCATCAACCGTGTGTAGGGTGCGCAAAACATCCGGCAATACATAGCCCGTGTCATCGCCGCCCAGATCACTAGGAAGTGTTGCGCAACGGCTCCAGCTTGCCACCCAAGACCAGAACGGTTCAACCGCGTGGCCCTTCAAGCGCCAGTCTTGGCTTGCCGTGCTGGTGTCATTGATAAACCATTTCGACAGCATTTCTTGCTGCCGCATAACGCCCAGAAATTCCGCATGGTTTCCCAATTCCATATGATCGTTGGGGCTTGGCGTTGCGGTTGCGGCGAGCTTGTAAGGCGTGTCTATAAACGCATCCATCAGCATGTTGCGGGTCCGACCTGCAAACGATTTAAGGATAGATGACTCGTCCAAGATGATTGCGCCGAATGCCGATGGGTCTAGTTTTGGCAGGCGTTCATAGTTTGCGACCATGACGCCCGCGCCAACGTCCGACTGTTCCTTGATTTGGCGCGCGTCGATATTGAACTTGCGGCCCTCGCGGATCATCTGCCCAGCAACAGCCAATGGCGTCAGGATGAGGGAAGGCTTGCCAGTTTCATCTGCGCATTTCCGCGCAAACTCCAATTCGATAAACGACTTGCCTAAGCCGGTATCCAGAAACGCCGCGCTTTTGCCTTTGGATAAGGCAAATTCCAACGCCGCGACCTGGTGGACCTTTGCCAATGGATTGATTGGCGAATGATCGAACCCGGCCAGTTTTTCAACTGGCGCACGGGATGCGATAAACGCGCGATACTCCGATAGTTGCGCGTTCATACCCCGCCCCCTTGAACTGTGTCAGTAAACCAGCAACCCGCAGGAACCTTGCCGCGCGTTACTTTCTCAATAATGCCAGCAGTTTTAAGGCTGGGTTTCGCGCCGCCCGAGATGAAGCGCGAAACCACACTGTCATGTATGCCGATCATATCGGCAAAGGCTTTCTGCGTCACTTCCGCGCCAGCCAGGTATGATTTGAGTTTTTCCATGTCACCATGTTGCACGGTAGGGATTGCACGTCAAGCAAGAATAATTGTGCCATGTGCATTTTATCTATTGCATGGCTTGCAAGCTATCTATAGGTTTAGGACATCAGCAGCAAACCCGCTGCCCCCGTAGGAGTAACGACCGTGACCACAAAAGCCGAAGCACTCGCATCAATGAGCCGTCCAATGCCGCTTGCCAGATTCAAGGATGACCTCCGCATGATCTTAAAATCTCGGGGGGCCTTACGGCACGACCTGCTCGTTCGTTCATATTTCTGGAGGCAGCTTGAGATGATCCGGGGCCGTGATCCTATGAGGCTTTTGTAACTGCCCCCCCAACCCAAGGAGTAACGACCATGCGTGAAATTATGACCACCCCTACCCGCCTGCCCCCGCCGTTTTTCGACCTGCACCCCGGCGAATGGGTGCGGATTTACCGCGAAACTCCCAAGCCCGTGACTGTGCCGAACCCGCGCGTTTGGCTGAATTGAGGAGATGGATATGAACGTTTCAGAAATTACAAAGCGGCTTTACGCAATCAATGAGGCCGTCATAGAAAAAACAGGGAGAAAGCCTGTTTCAACACCTAGCATTGTCGTTGCACATGGAAAATGCACCGTCATTGTTCGCGGTCATTCTTACGAATGTAAACACATTGCTTGGATTTCAGGTGGTACGTTTGAAGCCGGGCTAGATGCTGCTGACGCCTTTATCGCGGCCATGCCAGCCCCGGAAACCGCAAAACTGCATGCCCACATGGCCCGTGTTGCTGACTGCATCGACAAGGCCCATGCGGATAATATCCCCGATGAATTTGTCACCCCGCTGCGTGTGACCGTCAAGGCGATGTCTGACAATCTGCTGGCCGCGCCCGTTCGGGAGGCAGCGCAATGACCACGCCAGAAGCATACCACGCATCACTGCAAGCCTTGAATAATGCGGCTTATGCTGCGTTTCGGCTGCACCCGTCACGGTCTGTTGACGCAACCGCTGCTGACTACGCAGACGCCGTAACGCTAAACCGCATCATGACGCTTTCGGATGTGCTGGTGGACTCCGCCGCGCCCGTGGTGACGCCATGAAGCACTTCACCCCAATCACAGCCGAGGCCACAGCGCACCGCCGCGCCGACCTTGTGGAGACTGTGAACCGCGTTCTTTGCTCCAGCGACATTGACGCGCCCGTGGTGCTGGCAACGGCACTCCGCCCGCATCTCGATGCCGATTTGCAAGAGGCGCTTGACGCAATCATGGGCATCTATGACGCCCGCAACACCAATCTGGATGAATGCGTTTCGCATGCAGGGGCATTGGCAGGCATTGCAGAAAAATTGCTTTGGGAAGCGGAGGAAGCGCTATGAATGGCCCCCATTCCCGCAAGCCCATGACCGCCGATGCGCTGGAATATCACCGCCGCATGGAGGGCCAGGACGCATATCATTGCGACGACCTCGCCCGCATCAACACGCCATCCATCACGGGGCTGGACTATGCGCTGATGCTCTTGGCCGGGGGCGTTGCTGCCCTTGTGGCGATGGTTATCGGCTGGGGCGTGTTGGCATTTTTCACGGCATTGAACGCCGCAACGATTGGATTTTGATATGACCGCCCATGACC